GGTCTGGGCTTTTAATTATTTTTTCCAATTCCAAAAGAGGAGTGAGGGTCATGAGTGGCCCCAAGTCTACCCTATATGTTCCAATTCCTACTAGGGTATACCCCCCTTTAGGATTTGGAAATTCTTACCCTAGTTGGTTTGTATTTTTACCCCTTACTCCTCTTAGGAATTTGGAAAAAGACTCGTGGTTTTGCTTTAAAAATCCCGTGGTTTTTTGAATTTGGAAAAAATTTGGAAAACTACCGCATCATCTGAACCGGTTGACCGACAGGAACCTGAGGAGCCACGGGACGGTTCCCAAACGTCCTCCATATGAAAAGGCCTATCAGGGCCGCTAAAACCAACAAAAACCAAGGAATTTTAAACTTCCTTGACTCTTCCTTCGGTGGTGGAGGAAGCGCCAAGGTCATGGCGTCTATGATGCGTTTGAGTTCGACATCCTGGAGGGGTGGAGGCGGCGGGAGAACTCGTTCAGGGTCTGGACGGACGTGAATTCTGAGAACGAAAGCGTTAGTCTCCCAGCCCCGGAAGTTCAGGGGCGCGCCGGTCGAGTCGACCCACCGGACCGTCAAGCGCTGCAGCACGCTGATGGGCTCGGGGAAGGTGACGGACACCTGGTAGTCCTTGCACTCGTGAAAGTTCTTGATACAGGCCGAGCCCACGTCCATCATGACCGGTGCAAAGTTGCGGTTGGCGTTCGAGCCACTCACGGTCCCGAGCGGGCCCGTTATCGCGCCCGTGTCCACGTGACTGGGCGTCCTGAACTCGTCAATGTCCAAAAAGACGTATTCATTGAGGCTCATGTTGATGAGGGTCGTGGAGCGCACGATGTACTTGGTCGCGTAGGTGGGATCGGTCGGTCCGGCGAGGGCACTAGTGTAGAGGGTGCCACGCGTGAGACCAAGCATAGTGGCGAGCTCCTGGGAATGCACGAAGAGGGTGAAGGACGTGGGGTTGCTGAATATGAAGTGGCCTTCGTCGGGGGCGTATTCAGCGATCGCGCCAGCGATCGTGCCGCCTGCAGCTACGAAAGCTGCTGTGAGAGCCTGTGCGAGCCCGTAGACCGAGTAAAACCCTGGATTCAGGGAGACGTTGGACGTTGAGTTGATGGTCATGAGGTTCGAGCCCTGGGTCAAATTGAACATGGTGTTGGGCACGCGGGCGCTCACGAGATCCACGCGCTCGATGTCCTTGACGGGGGTCGTGAGGTGCAGGACGTAACTGTTTCCTGACGGGTAAAGCGTCAGGTCGCGGTTACGCGAATCGGCGAAGAGCAGACGGGTCGCCATCTCTTACTGGTATTTACTGAGAGTTTAGCTTGGCCTCGAGTGCTGCGAGGCGGTCCTCGAGCGAACTGACATTCGTGGTCGCAGTCGCGAGCGACTGCTCGAGGACTTTGTTTTGGGCCGAAAGCTCTTTGATGGCAGCGAGGGCTAGGGGTACAAGAGATGTGTATTGAACACCCATCATTTGGTCAGAATCAGGTGTGGAATCCACAGCCTCTGGGAGCACTTTGTAGACGTCCTGTGCAATCACGCCGACCCTACGCGTGTTCGTCTCGTCCGACTTGAGTGAATAAATACACGGGTTAATTTGTTCCACTTTGGAGATGGCGTTGGAAATAGGTTCTATGATATTCTTGAGACGGGCATCAGAACTGGATGTCCAAGATGTTCCGTTTTGGACAAGATACACGCCCGTCGTGTATCCGTTATTAGCACACACCCAGAATTGTCCACTGTTCTTAAGAGTCAAAAAAGTATACAGGGGAGTACCGCTAGTATTTACACGGAGCTGATAATAAGCATAATTTGTCCCATTAGTGCATTCTGAAATAATAACTGAATCACCGTTGATATAATTCCTAATGAGTCCTCCGTACACGTCCAGAAGAGCACCAGGACTCGGCGTCCCGATGCCGACGTTGCCAGCAGAGGTGATGCGCATACGTTCATTGAGTACGTTATTTTCAGAAGCCGGAGTTTTTGTAAGAAAAGTAAAGTGACCTGAATAGTCACCTCCATCAATTACTGAGATGCGATTCGTGGGTACATTGCTCGCGTTCAGGTAAGATGTGATATCGACGTTTGCATAGCTTCCGCCACCTCCAGTGGATACGAAAGCGGCGACGTTCCCCGAGACTCCTGTATAGACGTGGAAGAGTCGTTGTGGATTCGTCGTCCCGATGCCGACGTTGCCCGCCTGTGTGAGTGTAAGGACGCCACCAGATGCGTACCCTTTACCCAGACTGTGAAAATTCATTTCATTCGTCCCGTTCTGGTTATAGTCGGTGATCTGCGTCCAAATGATATTGGTGTTGCTGTAGTAATCGAGGCGGTTTGCTCGGAACGTCGAAGGTGCCTGACCCGCCTTGAGCCGAATTCGCGCCTGACCTGTGCTCCCAGAAGCGTCCACCGTCATCGTAGGGTTGTTGCCAGTGCCATCATATATATGCAACAAAGAACCAGGTTGTCCAACCTCTGTAGGATTCGTAGTCCCTATGCCTATGCGACCGAGATTATTCATCACGAGGACGTTCGACCCGCCCGACGCGTTGCTGAAGCTGAACACGTTCCCCGCCCCGAGTTGCTGGACTGACAGGGCGTTGCCCGAGCTGGTGTTGCCGAATATGAAGACGTTACTGGAATTTATCAGGGTTGGGACCGTCGGCGTTCCTTGGTTAAACGCCATGCCCTCTATTACTAGGCCAACAAATGTTTGGGGCTCCTGTGACCCTCCATAAAGTCGATTAGGTCCCGCTTCGCGAAGTCTAATCGAGTCTATGGTATTTCAATTTTAAGCAGATGGCTTCACGGGCCACACAATCGCAAATGGATCCGACTGAGTCGTCACATCTCTCAAAGCCTGACGGTACATGACCCAGTCAGCCTTGTTCGGCACTTCATAGTCGGTCACGCTGCAGGTCCAGTCGGATTCGTAGAGCTTCTGTTTCTGCTGGGCGCGGACGGAGGCCCACTGGGCGTCGAGCTTCGCCTGGACTTTTGCGGGGTCTACTATGAACACGTAATCGTCACCATCCTTCGTGACGCCGAGGGTCTCCTGGTCCATGTCTTCAGGGGCGGGTAAAGTGATGAAATCGGCCCATGGACCCACGAGAATCGCGTTTTCTTGTACGAAACCAACGACAGTGATGTTCACCGGATCTACGACGGCTTGCATTCTATTATATCTCGGCAATAAAATCCAGATAGCCATATAACGTGTTGTTGGCGCGGAGCAAAACGGCACCACCTGACGTCATTCCGGATGCGATGGTCGCGTCGAGACGAACGGCCTCGACACCAGATGAATCGTTGGCGTAGAGTGCAAAAGCCGTTACAACAGGAAACGAAGGCCCGCCTATTGTGAGTATATAGGAACTTGATGCATTAGAGGCGAAAGTCGGCGAGGTTCTCATATTTACCGGCAATCTGATGAATATCCATGCCGTTGTTGACGTGGTTGCCATACCCATACCGAAAGGATGGTACGGGTCCGTCAACCCCGCGAGACGGATGAAATACCTCTGACACAACGCCAGTTCGGTTGCGTACGGCCGAACCTCAAAAGGGGTGGCGACGAGGCCTTTCTCGAGCTGGACGCCGGTGAAGGCGACGTAGTTTCCAGATGTTGAGGGGAATATCTGACCCGAATATCCCATGGAAGTGCTGTTATTCCAGCCGGTCGAAGACACGCCGGCCTGTAACCCATTGATAATCACTTCAGCGAAGCTTGCATTTCCAGAACCCCATGTCGAACCGCCCTGGGGTGGCGGCACGGTGACGGTATAGTACTGCCAGACACCCGCTGTAGAATACGTCAGCTGCGGAGACGTCCACGACCAGTTATAAGCGGATTTGTTGCGAACGGACGCAGACGTGTACCCTGACAGGTTCGATTTGAACCAGAAGGAAAGTGTGACTGGAACACCCGAAGACGTGCCCCAACCAAAGTCTCGAGCACTGAAGCCCTCGACAACCTGACCGGAGAGGGAAGCGCCCCCGGCCGTGCCCGAAAGAGTCGAAGTACACACGACGTTTGTAGCGTACAAAAGTCCTTGCTGGTAGGGTGCATCCGTAACGCTGAGCGTGTTTTGATACGTCGTGAGCCCACCGCCTGAGAATGTGTAGTACGAGAAGAATCTGTCGGTTGAGTAAGTCAAAGTCTGAGTCGCGAGCGCGGTACTCGTCCCTCTCTGAGCAATCATCATATCGCCATTGATGATGCGGTTCCTGAACATCAACGGATTGCCCGCGCTCAGAGTCCCCGCGACCACCGCAGACCCCGCCACCTCCAAAGCCTGAACCGGGTTCGACACTCCCACGCCCAGTCGGCCGTCCGCGGTCACGTTCGGGCCCTCGATGGTGCCGTTGAAGACGACAGACCCGCCATTGACGAAAGCCGCCCCACTCACCTGATTTATCACCCACCTGATATATGTGAATGCCTGCCCCGAAGATACAGGGAATGTGACAAAGGTGCTCGTGATGAGTGTTGGATTCGTCTGAGAATCAACGAGGAACCAATTAGTGCCGTCTCGTGAGCCGAGTACAAACCATTTTGAAGGCCTTTGCGTACCAGCTGAACCACCCGTATTGATCTGATAATTCGAGAGAACTATGGAAGATGGCATCTGAAGCTGGAGCCATTCACCGGCGTAAGAAGTACCGTTCACGTCAACAGTCGTAGTCGATCCCGTCGGACCATAGGGTGCAGAAGTGTTGTACGTTCCGCTGACGGTGACCCAACCTAAAGCACCTGACGCGCCTTTGGCGAAGGCTGTCCATGCGGCATATGCTGCAGATCCCGTAAACTGGTCCGAAGACGCACTCGCCACGTAGGTTCCCTGCCCGTACCCGGAGTTCAGAGTGGTGGCGTAGGTGGTCATGGCGGCCGGTGGAAACGAAAGGACCCCCGTAGAATTCGCCCCTGCAAATTTGCTCGTCAGAACTCGGCCGGGCGCCGGCGCGTTTCGTAGGAGCAGGACGGTTCCGTAGGGCAGGCCGGCCTGTGTCGTGCCCTGGATCGGCTGGAGGGGGGCGGTCGGTGGGGTGAATGAGGTGGTGTACAGTCCAATACCCCTCACGACGCGGAAGTTGCTGATGTAGCCGTTGACGCCCGACCAGGACCCGTTTCCAGGAATTCCCGAAGAAATCACAAACCCAAGAGCCGAGTTGTACGTGAACGACCCCTTGGATGCCGAACCGACCACACCGTTGAGACTGGCATAGGCCGTGGAGCCGCTCACGCACACAGCAATGTGGTTCCAGGCGTTTAGGGTCGCCGCACCCGACGGCGAGATTGCAGCACCCGCAGTACCGTCGTAAAACTGTACGACGCCCGAATTACTAATCGTCAGTTCAAACTGATATGTGCCCACTGGAGGGCTCACTCGCTTGAAAATACCACCCGCATTAGCACCGCCCTGTGAGAAGGCCGTCGGATAAAACCACAATTCTATGGTGAAATCCAGTGTCGTCCAGTCGAAGCAGACGGGGGCAGAGCTCGGGAAGTTGATATAAGTTCCGTAGTTCGGGCCTGTGCCGTTCGGAAAGTACACAGACCCTTCGCCCGCAAAAGGTCCGAAACTCGAGTAAGCGACGGTATTCGCCGTCGTCGCCGTGTTCGACACCACGTAGGCCGGGATGTTCAGACCCGAGCTCGAAAAATCCTGCGGCACGTACGAGGAATTGTTCGCAATTCCTACCAGAGACGCGGTCTGCGCGCCGTAGCTCAACGTCATCGGCTGAGAGACGGTCAGGGTCTGGGCCGTGTCGGCGGTGCCGTAGAGGATGAGATCGCCGAGTTCTGTAGCAGCAGCTGAACCACATAATTGATTGATAACTATTCTATAATAACTGAAAGCTTGTCCTGGTGCTATAGTATATGTGTTGACGTAAGGAGACGATAAATAAGTTGCACCAGACCGCGAATCCACGAGGAACCAGTTGACGCCATCACGACTCCCGAGAAGGAAGAACTTTCCAGGGCTACGAGAACCCGGAAACCCACCTGACGTGACTGAATAACTCGACAGAATTATTTGAGAAGCCAATTGGACCTGGACCCATTCACCGGGGTAAACCGAACCGTTCGCATCTGTCGTCGTGTA